GGCCTATCAACCTCAAAAGAGTAAGAGTTTGCCCCTACCGCGGAATAAACCTTATCTTCGTCAAGGTGCATTTCCAGGTCAAAACCCGTGTGCATACCTAAAAGGTTTTTAATAGGATTCTGCGTGACCGACATTACAGCCGGAATTTTAACATACTGAGCAATTTCCATTTGGGCTGCATTTGCTACAGGTGGCATTAAAAGAATCTTATCTTGATAGTTACCGTCACTCGGGCTTATCAGTACGCCTTTTTTAGAATAGTCTTGCAATAGCTGAATTGCTTGGACAAAACTTTCACCTTTGGTCATTTAATCACCCCTTTTGGGAAAAGCCCCAATTAAGGGGCTTATTTTATTTCAATCTCTTGAGACATCTTTTCTTCTGCTTCAATGGTGTTCTGATATGAGCTGTTCCACAGGTCGGCTACGGACTGAGGGACTTTCAATTTCTTTCCTACTGCAAGCCAAATCTGATTTCCGTTAATACACAAGAATTTTTCTTTTGCGGGGTTCTGCTTATCAAACGGTATCATTAATGGGGTTAATTCCTCCCCAACGAATAAACCGCCTGCGACTGTTCCCCATTTTTCAGTATCCTTTGTTATCTTTGCCATTGTTTTCACTCCTTTCATAATAAAAAGCACCCTTTTAGGTGCTTGATTTTAGTACTTTTTTATAAAAATTTTGAATTTTAATATTTTCTGAACTGTCCTGTAAATCTTTTAAGTGCGTTTTGATGTGGCATGTATTACACAATGTCTTAAGGTTATTTAATTCATCTTTCCCGCCCTTGGTCCTAGGTGTTATATGGTGGACAACTAGATGAACATTTTCTATGCCGCATTCACAACACTTTTGCTTGTCCCTCAGTAATGCTATTAATCTTAGCTCTTTCCATTCTTTTGAATCGTAATAATCTTCATCATAATCGTCATTTCTTTTGAACTCTCCCATACATTCATAAGAACAGAAATTATATTGGTTACTTGTTAGCCTATAATTGTATCTGAGGAAGTTCTTGCCGCAATTGTCGCAAGTGATGTATTTCCTTTTACCTGTTTCTCTTGTTTTCAAATCCTCAAATTTACAATCTTTAGAGCAGAATATTCTTTTATGTTCCATACTCGGAGGGACATAAAACTTTGCGCCACAAGCAGGACATACTTTTTCAACCTTTTTATCCTGGTATTTTAATGAACATGCATGTGAACAAAAATGATGTTCACTTCTGTCAACTTGATTTTTCGCCTTATAATGTGTTTTCCCACATGTTTCACATATCAGCTTTACTTTTTTATTCCTATTTTCAAATTTGCACTTGTTGGAACAAAAGTGGTGTTTATCGTTTTTATAATGAGAATGTGTTTTTTTAAACTCAATCCCGCATTGTTCACATTTTACAATAACTAAATTACTTCTTGCTGTTCTTGAACATAATCTTGAACAATAGTGGTGCGTTGTTCTATTAACTTCTGCTTGGCTTTTCTCAAATTCATTTCCGCACTGTTCACATTTAACTAACAAAACAACCCCTCCTTTAGTATTATTATACCATTGGAGAGGTTATTTATCAACTGCTAGTTTAGTTAAGCATCTAATACTTCTAGCCTAAGTATAGCTGCTTCCTGTAAACGAACTGCGGTGAATGTTGACTTCCACGCTACTGTAGAATAAAGAGCCATTGGGTTCTCGGTGTTGCCATCGGTATAAACAAGGATTTCAGGCTTTGAAGAACCTGCGACATCAGGAATACCGAAAGCATCTGCACCTATGATGATAATTGACTTTCCTGCGAGGTCAGATGTTGCGCCACCGTCTGCAAAGGTCGGAGCCGTGGTTGCTTCCATGAAGTAGATTCCATAGAGCTGACCGACAATGCCCTCTTCACGGTTTGAAGTATCAACATAGGTGTTCTGATCTTTCCATTCCTGCAGATTGAAAAGCTGGGTTACGGTGTCCGGGTGAACAAATGCAAGGTATCCCATCTTACCGTTAGGCAGTTTGATTTTCTTGACATTGTTCTTTACCATCGTTGCACGGGCTTTCTGAATCTCGGCTGCGGTGATTTTGTCACCTGCGGCAAGTGTTGCCCTGGAAGCTCTGTTGT